TAAGCTATTCCGTACCTACTTACGAAATAAACCCACCAACACCAATAAGGCGACAAGCCCAGCGAAACCCGACTCGCCGAACTTATTAATGATGGATGTGAGGTTACCAATAACATTGACACCAAAGATACCAGTTCCAAAGATTACTTCAGAAACGGCACCTACAGCTACGAAAGAAACTAATAAATGAACAATATCATCTATATATCCCTTTACCATTGTTATTATTTCCTGCATGGTTATCTCCCGTTAGTTAGAAAAAAAGGGTTTAAAAAACCCTTATATATAACTATAAATTGATTAAATAATATTTTTCAGTATATATTTATATATTGTCTTTTTTTGATAACGATATATTTATTATTATATAAAAACATATAGGTTCAACTATGAGTATAGATTATGAAATATTTGATGGTAAATCACTATCATCACTATTCAAAGACATTTACGACAACACACAATTTAACAGAAAACAGCTTGATGTACTAACAAAAGAACTTGTTCAGTTTATTAAGGATGGAGATACTGCTGTTCAGATAGTTCCAATGATAAAAGAATATCTTGAAATCAATGTTAGAAACGATGACCAATTAGTCAAGATGGCGGGTATCGTTCAAAGACTTATTTCTGCTGAAGGTAAGGCTGGTGCAGAAGATGAATTTGGATTATCAGAAGAAGAAAAGACTCAATTACTATCTGGTATGGAAGACACTATAAAAGATATACAAACAGAGTCAGATAAAATACATAGTAAAATAGAAAATGCTGATAGGATAAATTAATGGCATATAGAGAAAAAAGGAATATTGACCAAACAACCTCCATACCTTTAAGTCGTTTAGCAACACCATCAGAAATTAGTTCTTATATAAAAAGACTAATTACTGCTTCTCAATATGATTACCACGAATCAGAAGCTATGGAAGTACAGAGTGTTACGTTAAACGAGGTGAACAATCGTGGTTCTATATCTGGTACTTTTTTGAATAGTGGTAATTTTTTAGAAAACGTAAAACCTTTATTTGGAAACATGACCACAATACCCGTTATTGGTGAACACGTTGTGGTAACAGAATTTAATGGTCAACAATACTATTCTACTATTATCAATAGAAAAGGTTCTTCTAACGAAAATTCAATACCTGGTGCATCAGGTACTTATACAGAAAACACAAAGTATGGAAAAACGTTTGAAAGAAAAAAAGTAAAACCGATTGAGATAGGAGAAGGATGTATTATATTTGATGGTAGATTTGGTCAAACATTGCATTTTGATGGACACGACAATACACCAAAAATAAAAATATCCACACACGTTGATGAATCAGATGGAGACTTTAGAAAAGAAAAAATTGATGGTGATGATTCTTCGATATATTTATTATCACGAGGTATGAGAGATAAATTCGATGGTAATACAATCGAAGGAAAAAAAGTGTTAATTCAGTCCGATGGTATATTTATTAAAGGAAGACAAGAAGTAAAAATTAATGCACCTAATTTAAGTGTGAATGAAAATGAAACTAAATTGGGTAGTAGAGATGCTGAACAATCTGTTATTAAAGGAGATGATTTGGTAGATTTTTTAAATGATATGTTAACTGATATAAATTCAGCTTTTAATCAAGCAATGACAGCTATCACTCCAGGTGGAGTAATTGTAACTGGTGGTGGTGCAGCAATACCAGTTTTTGCAGGTCAAATAGTAAAACTACAAACCAAGCTGTTAACAGAATCAAATAAATTTAAAAGTAAAATAGTAAAAACGATATAGGAGTTGTCATGACTAAAAAACAGTTAGTAAAAATAATTCAAGAAGTTGTTCGTAGAGAAATAAAAAAAGAGATTAACGAGATATTTATAAACGAACAGAAAACTTCAAACCAACAACAATTAACTGATGTTATATCACAAGTATCAGAACCTAAAGAAGTAAAGTACACTAACAATAAATCTTTAAATGATGTTCTGAACGAAACAGTTGGTCTTAGTAGAAAACAATCAAGTGAATATCCAACAATGGGTGGTGGAGCATTTGATTCTTCAAGAATGACTGAACTATTAGGTTATGGTCAACCAGAAGAGGTACAAAGAGATATGGTAGCAGTAGATACAATTAAGAAAGCGGGAAAGTCTGTTGACCAAGTTCCAGAACACGTAACGAATGCTTTAACAAAAGACTATAGTGCTTTAATGAAAGCATTAGATAAGAAGAAACAAGGAGGATTGGGATAATGCCAAGAAGTGCCAGAGAAGTAGATTTAGATCCTAGAACATATGTTGGATTATCTTTTCCTTTAAGAGCAGATAATAATAACAACTTTACTATGACTAAAAATTCTTTACAACAGTCTAGGCACAATCTTAGAAATCTGTTATTAACTTATCCTGGTGAAAGAGTGGGTAATACTGAATTTGGTTGTAGGTTAAGAGAAGTATGTTTTGAACAACATGATGAAAACTTACCATCAAAAATTGAAGATGCAATCGTAGACGCAACAAACACATTTTTACCATATATCAATATAATTGATGTTGAAACTTTAACTGAGGAAAACCAACCAGAAAAAATATTTGTTAGTATAAAATTTTCAACCACTTTAGATCCGTTGGTAAATCAATCGCTAACATTAAACGCATCTGATGGAACTGAGGTTGGTGGAGATAGTTCTGATGGTAGACCTGGAGGATATTAATGGCACGTACAAGTATAAAAAAAGATTCGGTAAAATCTATAAACTATTTGAATAAAGACTTTAGTGACTTTAAAACAAATCTTATAGAGTTTGCTAAACAATACTTTCCAAATACATATAATGACTTTAACGAAGCATCACCTGGTATGATGTTTATTGAAATGGCTTCTTATGTAGGAGATGTTTTATCTTATTATATTGATTCACAATTTAGAGAAACTCTTTTAGCTTATGCTGAAGAAAAACGAAATGTATATAACATAGCACAATCATTTGGTTACAAACCAAAAACAACTTCAGCTGCTGATGTTGTTCTAGATGTATTTCAAACTGTTCCAGCTCTCAATGGTAAACCAGATTATAGATATGCTCTAACAGCTAACGAGGGAACTCAAGTTAATGCAAGTTCTAATGGGACAACGTTTAGAATCTTAGAAGATGTAAACTTTAAATTTTCTAGTTCTTATGATAAAAGAGATGTTACTATATTTGAAACAGATAGTGGTGAACCTACAAAATTTTTATTAAAGAAAAAAATAAAAGCAAGAAGTGGTGAGATATCCACAGAGTTTTTTGATTTTGGTTCTGCAGAAAAATATCCACAAATTAGATTAGCTAATTCAGATATAATAGAAATCATATCATGTACTGATAGTGATGGTAACAAATGGTATGAAGTTGATTCCTTGGCAAGAGATACTATATTTGAAGAAATGGAAAATAACTCTGCAAACGATCCTTCATCTATTGGAGATAGAGAAAAAGCGGGTTACATATTAAAATTAAAAAGAGTATCAAGAAGATTTACAACTTATATAAATGAAAATGACGAAACTGTTTTAAGATTTGGAGCTGGTATTTCAGATAATCCTGATGAAGAGATTATTCCTAATCCAACAAACGTAGGTTCTAATTTACCAGGTAGTCCGTCTTATTTAACAACTGCTTTCGATCCTTCTAACTTTTTAAAAACAAGTACATTTGGTATGGCACCAGCAAACACAACTCTTACGATAGAATATTCATATGGTGGTGGTATAGATGACAATGTAAACGTAGGTGATATTAATCAGAAAGGGCCAATATCTTTTACCATAAATGAAAATGGTCTTTCTTCAACATTAGTACAAGAATCAAAAGACTCAGTTTCATTTACAAATCCAAGACCAGCAACTGGTGGTTCTTCTGGTGAAACTGTTAGGGAGACAAGAGAAAATGCATTAGCATATTTTCAAGCACAATCAAGAGTAGTTACTAAAGATGACTATATTGTGAGAGCATATTCTTTACCAGCAAAATTTGGAACTGTTGCAAAAATTCATATGTCACAAGATGAACAATTAAGTAAGGTCGGTATGGCAGAAGCATTAGAAAGACAAATAACTTCTGCAGATGTTGGTACTAGTTTAAAAGATTTACAAGTTAATAATATTCCAAATCCATTAGCAATGAATATGTACACTCTTGGATTTGATTCTAATAAAAAATTATCTAGATTAACACAGACAACTAAACAAAATTTAAAAACATATTTATCACAATATAGATTAGTAACAGATGCTATAAATATAAAAGATGCTTACATTATTAACATAGCAGTTAACTTTTCAATACTAACAAAGGTTGGTTTTAATAAAAATGAAATTTTATTAAGATGTGTTAGTGCTGTACAAGATTTCTTTAATATTGATAGATGGCAGATAGGTCAACCGATAGTTCTTGCAGATTTAGTATATGAATTATCTTTAGTAGATGGTGTTGCGACGGTTGTTAATCCAACAGAAAACAATCCAAATAATTTACCAATTGTAATCGAAAACAAGTATCAAATTGCTCAAGGTTACTCTGGTAATTTCTTTGATATAAACACATCGTTACGTGGTGGTATTTTGTACCCAGCACTAGATCCTAGTATATTTGAAGTTAAGTTTCCTAACTCAGATATTAAAGGAAAAGTATTGGGTGATAATTTAGGAGTTAGGGAGTAATAATGCATTATTTTACATTTGCAGAAAAAGATACAACTATTTACCAAAAAAGTGGTAGTTTAAATGCTGGGTTAGACGAAGTATTAGAAATACAAAAAACAGTTAGTGATGCTGGTGATGCAATAAACGTCTCTAGAATACTTATTAAATTTGATTTAGCAGAAATATCATCTTCTATAGTAGATGGTACAATAACCAATCCATCATATTATTTAAATTTATTTGATGCAAAATCTAGTAACCTAGATATATCACAAAGCATTTATGCTTATCCTGTCAGTCAATCATGGACAATGGGACAAGGTCACAGTTATGACAATCCAATCACAGAAGAAGGTTGTAGTTGGAATTTTAGAGATGGTTTAACATCTGGTACTATTTGGGATAGTTCAATTAGTGCTAGTGGTGGAACGTGGTATAGTGGAAGTGGTTATGAAGCATCTCATTCTATCAACCATAAGACTGTTGATATAAGAATGAACGTAACAGATATTGTCAACCAATGGATATCAGGTTCTATTTCTAATGATGGATTTATGGTAAAAAGAAGTGGTAGTATTGGAAATTTAGATTCTAATGTAGAAGAGGGAAATACAAAACTTTTTGGTGATTTATCGTTCTTCTCATCAGATACTCATACTAAATATCCACCAACATTGGAAACAGTTTGGGATGATTCTAGTTGGAATAGTGGTTCTCTTTCACCATTAACAATGACAAACTTAGAAGATATGACGATTTATATGAAAGGACTACGGGCAGAGTATAAAGAAAGTTCTAGAGTAAAATTTAGATTAGTTGGTAGAGAAAGATTTCCTGAAGCTTCATATTCTACAACACCAGCTAATCTTTCAGTAAAATATTTACCTAGTGGTTCATCTTTTTATTCTATATTAGATGCAGAGACTGAAGAAGTAATTGTTCCTTATGGTAGTGGTTCAAAATTAAGTTGTGACTCTACTGGTAATTATTTTATGTTGGATTTAAATGGTTATCAACCTGAAAGATACTATCGTTTAGAATTTAGAGTCCGAAGTGGTAGTGGTGTTGATGAACTTGACCAATATTTTAGCGAAGGATTCACGTTCAAGGTTAGTCAGTAATGCCTTACACAAAAGAAGAGTTAAGTAATGTTGGGTTCTATAATAATTTTATAGACAAACTCAGAAGTAACTATTTAACTGAGTTGATATCTCGTGCTAAAACTTTATTTAGAAACGAAGAAGGTGTCTTATATTCTTTTGAAGATATTACTACACGTTTAGGGATAGAAGATGCTGTACTGAATAGTAATCCTGAATATTCCACATTAGAAACAGAATTAAATAGAACAAATATACAAGAACTTGGATATGATGATTTTAAAGACTTGATTGAAAAAGAATCTTGTTCTGTTCAAGCAAGAGGATTAACTCAAACAAGAAAAGACCAAAACTCAGACAAACTAGTAGACAGATTATTTTCAGAGTTAATACAGATAGATATTTTAGACCCGTTACCAGATGGATTAGAAAATGGTGACACTATAACATCAGATAATGTAGACGATGTTAGAAAGTGGTTATTAGATGGAAATCAAAAAAGACCATTTCCTGATTTACAAAGTTTTTACGCAATTGGTTCTGAGTGGAGAAAGGTGAAGACTAGAACTCAAGAGATTATAGATAGTATACCAGAAGGGGAGCCAGTAGACTAATGTCAAGTAGATTAAACGAAAAAGATAGAGAGATATTAATTGGTAATGAACCATTTAATTATAACTCGGTTGAAAATTCATACTTTGGTGGATACTTTGGTAATGATTCAGAAGACTATGTTGAGGTTATGATATATGATACCAATGATAACTTACTAGAAACATCAGTTGCTGATTCAGAAGATTACTATTATGATTCTGAAAAGGGTGGTGTTAAGTTAAAAACTGGTACTATTCTTAGAAAGTTGGGATATGATAGAGGTAGATTTAAAGTTACATATAATTTTTTAAGAAAACTTGCTGGTTCATATCAAACTGTGGTTACAGACCAAAGTGGTAATATATTTAATGGTGACGTTGACGTTAATCAAATAGATAAAACTTTATTTATAAAAGAAGACAAATATATAACACATCAAATATCACCATCAAGAAATGAGATTAGATTGGTAACACAAAACATACGAGATGAAAAATATATTAGAGATTTTTACAGACTAGCTGCTAGAAACAAAAAAGTTACTGCAGATGCTTCATCGTTTAGTAATATAGAATTTGTAGGTACTGCAGAAGAAAAATTAAACTCAACACAAATTAGATTTATATCACCAGCTGGATTTGAAGATTCAGGTCAATTTGAACAGTCGATGGTAGGTGGAACTATATCCATACCAAACTTTTTTTTAGTAGATAGGATTTTCCCACCAGTAATTCCTACTGCAGATGAGGTAGGTTTAGGAACAACAGAGGTGGTTGGTGGTGATATATTTCAAGCTAGTTTCTTTTTAGATGAAAATGCAGGAGTTAAAGAATTTAAAAAGAATAGTTCAAATAAATTTGGTGATGTAAATTTTTCACCAGCTTTTACGAGATTTAAAGACCTTACACTCGGACAAGAATCACAGACTTTTCAACAATGGGATGATGGTGTTGATTTTGAAGGAAGTGGTAGAACTTTAGATGATGTCAGAAACCTTTCAGATAGTAAATTTAATTGTGTATATTTGAAAAGAAATGATCCTAATCCTGTAATAGATATTGTAAGTAATTCCTTTTTAAGAGCAGATACTGCAACATTGTATACATGGGAAGTGACAGGATTTGATAAAGACAAGAATGGTGGTTTCAAAAGAATACAACCACGACCAGACGGTGAAGACGAAGGTGGAGACTTCAGAATTATAACACCAAGTGATGAGTACGCCACTCGTAGTTCACAAAGTCCATTTATAGCAACCCAAACTATAAATGGTGAAACTGGTAACGGTAATACAAGAAGTGGTGCAAGACTTAGATTAGAATTTTTTAGTAAAGATTGTCACATCGGTATAAAATTAACAATAAGAGATAACACTGCAAATGATGAATCTACAATTCATCTACCAACAATAATAGAGACTCACTAATGGCAAGAAAACCTTACGTAGAACTACCAGATATACTCAAACTCTTACCACCGTTGGAGGCTGTTGAGACTGAGCCCGAAGTCGGAGGGCCTGGTGGTTTATTAAATCAATCTAAAGCACAAAATATAAGCAGTTACATTTTAAGTAGTGGTTGGTATGACGATGTAACTTTCTCACCACCTAGACTTGTATTACAAGATGAACCATTCGAAATAGAATTAGATATAACTGATATAACTTTTAATGAACAAGATAATCTAAAATGGGAAATACTACAAGACGGTCAAGTAATTCATTCAGAAGGTGGTAGTCCTAGTAAATCTTTTACGATGTCAGATTATGTTACTAATAGTCAAGTACAATCGTTTGAAATAAGAGCAGTAATAGATAAATATAGAGAGGTAGAAAGAGATGGGGGTATCGAATATCAGTTTTTAGGATCTCAACCTCAACCAGAAATTGCATTTACCTCTGTACCTGCACCCACAGGTGATACAGACGTAGTGTTTACTCCTGTGTATGAACCATTTGTTGCTAAGATAACATCTGTTGATGGTGATACAATTGGTATAGATTCTAGTTACCAAAGTATTGTACAAAGAATACAACCAATAACAGAAGGTTCAAAGTTACCAAATGAAGAATATAGTAATTGGGTTATAAATAATAAGTACGGTGATAGAAAAGATTTAAATACATATCTACATTTTGGTGATGAGAAAAAAGTTTTAACAACTAATGTTAAATATGATAATAACGCAGTTCCAACGTTACCATACTCTATTGTATATAAAACATACGAACCTATACCCGATGATGTAACAGAAAAAGATTTAGTCTATGTTGTAAGAGAGGTGTTACCACCACTAACAGAAACAGTTGAGTTGGTTGGGTATGCACAAGAAGATGAAGACTTTCAAGTATTAATACCAAAGGATAATCTACCACAAGAGTCGCCGATAACAAAAAGACAAACTGAACTTAAAAATTATAATGATTTAGTTACAGATGATGCTAAATTAAAAAACGAAATTGTAGATAAGTTCTTACAAGATAAATCTGTAGAATTAAGTATAGATTATTCTAATTACGAAAACTTTGTAAACTTCTCTTCTGCACAAAGACGATTAGAAAATTTTAAATATAAAGTTCAACAAATTGAAGAACAAAAAGTTTTAAGTGCTTCTTTTGTTGGTGTAACTAATGGTCAGATAGATTTAAAAACACATCATGATAATATAAGAAATATAAAAACTAATTTTGACGGATATGAAAAATATTTGTATTACGAACAGTCAAGTTACGTTACAAGTTCAATTGGCGAGTTTCCAAATGCATCATGGCCAAAAACAGGAAGTGGTACATATGAAAATCCATATGAGCCAGTAAGTTCATCTAATTCTGATTTCACAGATTGGTACGGTTCTATAACTAGTAAGACTGGTCAAATATACAGTGCTTCATTTTATGATACTGAAAATGAAAATCGTTTAGTAAATTTATTACCTGACCACGTAAGAACTGATATTAGTAACATACAATTTTTAGATTTTATGGACATGGTTGGTCAACAATTTGATGAACTTTGGTCATACATAAAATCATTATCTGATTTAACAGATAGAAGAGTTAATTTAGAGGATGGGTTTTCTAAAGATTTGGTTTTTAGTCTTGCAAAATCTTTAGGTTGGAATGCACAAGATGGTAAAGATTTATTAGATTTAAGTAGATATGGTTTTGGTAGAAAATTAAGTGGAACTTCATATTCACTTTACACATCTGGTTCACTTGATTCACCAACAGAAGCAGACGTATCTAAGGAGATAACAAAAAGATTGATAGCTAGTATGCCTTTTATATTAAAATCAAAGGGTACTGTTGGTTCACTAAAAGCTATATTAAATTGTTATGGTGTTCCGTCAACTATTTTAAAAATTAGAGAATATGGTGGTTTAGATGTAGATGTTAAACGTGCACCATTTGAAACAAAAAGACGTTTTACTAAAGCTTTAGGATTTAGAGGAGCACAACATGTATCAGCAAGTTGGAGCGATGATTCAGACACAAGTAGAAAACCAGAAACAATAGAATTTAGATTTAGAGCAGCAAGTGGTTCTAATCAAACTTTAGTACAGAAAGGTACAGAGTGGGCTATAGGATTAAAAGATAATGGTTCATCAGATAATTTAGGTTCAGTATCTTTTACATTATCTGGTTCAGGTGGTACAGCAGAGGTAAGTTCTTCATTATTACCAGTATATGATGGTGATTACTATTCTGTAATGTTAAAAAAAGAAAAAGTAGAAACAGAATTATTTTTACATCCATCATTTGAAACTAGTTCGTTATTCAATCCACCTTTTATTACTGGCTCTTCAACAACTGCAGTTTATGGTGATATAGAAATAGTTAGTGGTTCTGGTGTTTCTAGAACAGGTACAAAAGCTCTAAGACATACAAATAATTCCAATTTTGATGATAATAATACTTCATACACATTAGGATTTAGTTCTGGTTCACAACCTGCATCAGTTACTTCTGTTAATCAAAGTGAAACGTATATATTTAGTGCGTTTGCAAAAGTATCTGGTAGTAACGTGGATTCAATTGGAAGATTGAGAATATTTGAATTAGACTCAGGTGAAAACGTAGTAAATTGGAATGAAGATGTTAACTCTAGTCAAACTTCTATAAATACATTTGGAGGAATAAAATCATCAGAAGCTGTTGGTTTAGTTGAGGATGAATGGAAAAATGTTACAGTTACTAAAACAATTAGATTTCCAAATACATCTAAACTAGGTATACGTTTTGAAAATATGAAAGCAGAATCAACTATATATTGGGATGATGTGTCTTTAAGAAAAGCACCATCAAACACAGATACAATAGGTGATTCTTTTAATTATCAGTTATTTGTAAAAAAATATTCAAATGGTATAGATAAAATTGTACAAGATTCTAATACTGTTTTACATATAACTGGTTCCACATCATCTTCGTATAATGCTTCTTGGACAGGTAGTGGAATTTTATACATAGGTGGTAAACCATCAGATGATTTTGGAGCTCAACTTTCAGGTTCAATGATGGAGTTTAGATTGTGGAGTGAACCTTTAAAAGAACAATTTTTTGAAAATCATGTAAGTGA